CTTCAAGTTCGTCTCAAACACTAAGGGTTTGCATACTGGTCTTAAGAAGTCTGAGAAGTCTCTCAAGGGCTTTCAAGATGTCACTAAAAAAGTCAGCAGCGGAGTTGGCAAACTGCTTAGCGGTTTTGGACTTGCCCTAGGTGCTAGTGCTCTGATCAGTGGACTAACTAATGCGACTAAAGCCGCAGCTGAGGACTTGAAACAGCAGAAACTTCTTGCCGGGCAGTTGAAGCGAACCACCAACGCAACCGATGCTCAGGTCAAAAGTGCCGAGCGTTACATCGAGACCATTTCAGCGCAGACCGGTATCCTCGACGACGATCTACGCCCAGCACTAGCCAACGCCGTCAGAGGCTCTGGAAGCCTTGAAAAAGGTCAGAAGTTACTTCGCATCGCTTTGGATGGTTCTGTGGCTTCAGGCAAGCCCCTAGACACCGTTTTGAACGCCCTAATCAAAGCCAACAACGGCAACACGCAAAGCCTCTATCGCCTGGCACCTGAACTTAAAAAAACCAAGGGCAACATCGACGATTATGCAAAGTCGGTGAAGGGTGCAGCTGAGGCTGGTGCAGACCCGTTTGCTAAGTTCAACGTCGCCGTGGAAAACCTCAGCGAATCTTTTGGTGCGTTACTACTGCCATACGTCGAGGAGTTTGTTACATTCTTGACCGAGAGTGCTATTCCAGCAGTCGAGGACTTCATCTCTGACGTAAGCAACCCAAACACCGACACTGGCAAAGCATTCGTGGCCATCAAAAACGCAGTCGTTGGGCCAGACGGTAAGAGCGGTGTCTATGGTGCCATTCTCTTAGTTGTCGACGCTATCGGGCAACTCTTTAGCAGCTTGTCAACAAACGGTAACGCTTTAGATGGACTGGTCAAAGCGTTTGAGATTTTAGCCGTGACCCTCGACGTTATTCTCTACAGCATTGCAAGCATTATCAGCCAACCCTTAAGTGGCTTTGGCGATCGAGTAAAAAAGCAACTGATTGGTGCTGCAAAAGTCAAGGGCATTCTAGATCGCGAATCTTTATTCGGCACCAGCTACAACGGAATCGCAGCTGAAGGCCAGAGTGGTCTATCCGCTCGAGTAACTGAAGGCATCACGTCACAACGCAACTACACAATCAACATCAACAAAGCCAACATGACCCCCAACGAAATCATTGCAGCCATCAAAAAATATGAGCGTGAAACAGGCACCCGGTAATGGCTAACGATGTTTTTGACATAAGCACCGACGTTCAGGTTCTCATTTACACAGTCCCAGATGACACTATGATCTGGTCAGTTTCGCGCTGGGATCAAGACAACTGGTCATCGGGTTCAGAGACTGAATCTTGGCAACAAGTTACTGGCGATGTTGTCAATGTCGAGACTGCCACCGGGTTCGAGATTGTAAGAGGATACTCTCGACCTCAGACACCTACTGCAACGATTGTTATGCAGGGCGGCCAATACGACCCAGCGATGAACTCACTGATTCGCCCTGGCACACCTATCGCTGTTCGAGTCAGACCAAACCCAGACACAGCACCGGGCACTTGGGTCACGCTATGGCAAGGCAGAATCGCTAACTGCTCAGTGCAATACTCAACCGAGTGGCTAAACACAATCGTGTTCGAATGCGACCATCCACTGCGCGACGTGCTCAACTATGTTTCTTTGACTGGTATCAGCGTCACGAACCCCTGCTACTCGACAGACTTCTGGAGTGTAATCTCAGCAGACACAGGCGTGAGCATTTTGCAATCGGGTGCACCTGGTCTAGTCGGTTACGACATTCAAGGGTTCACAACCTCAGGGGCAGTCGATTACGGCACCCTAGTCAACAACCTCAGCGACACTAACCTAGGTGCGCTCGTGTACCAGCCGACACTCAACGACACAGACCTGTATTACTACACCTGGTACGAGCTTCAAAACCGAGACCTCGACCCCGATGTGGTATTTGAAGCCGAAACAAGCGCAACAGTCAACCGAGCAGACTTCAGCAACATAAACGTTGGCTTCGATGACGCCCAGTTCGTCAACACACTCCACTACACCACAGCAGGCGGTGTTGATGACTACGCGCAAAACGACGACGCAGTGACCATTGCCGGGCTTCTTTGGGGAGAGGTTTACACTCGCCACTATTACGCAGCAGACGCCGACGCAGCTGCAGAGATCGTGACCGCGACAATACCGACGCAACTCGTTCGAAGCATTAGCGCACCGGTCATAAAGCGCGCTGGTCAAGTCAACACATACTTGTTACGCAACCCTTTGGATGTCGCTCAAGTGTCAGTAACAAACGATAAAGTGGAGTTCAACGACGTGTTTTACATCCGCAACGTGATTCACGAACTCTCAGTCAACGGCTGGGATGTAACCTTTGACCTTTGGAAAGGCCGATAATGCCTAGAAAAACTTTCGTGGCCGGCACACTAGCCACAGCCAGCGACATTAACACTTATCTCATGAATCAGTCTGTAATGACGTTCGCAACCCCAACTGCGCGAAACACTGCCATTCCGTCACCGATTGAGGGAATGCTGACCTACCAAGAGAACAACAATCACTTAACCGTCTGGAACGGCACTGACTGGATTCAGTTTGACACAAATTGGAATACTTACACGCCAACAATCAACAACGTGACATTGGGTTCAGGTTCAACAGTTTCAGCCGCGTACTCGGTTCTTGGCAAGGCTGTTATTGTGCAATTTTATTTTGCGCTCGGCTCAACAACCACAATCGACGGCGACATCAACTTTAGTTTGCCAATCAGCCACGCATCAAGCAACCGTTCGGGCCAAGCTGGAACGTGCGTTGTTCTCGACTCCTCCGCTGGCACCAGATTTCCTGGCACAGTATTGCTATCGGGCACACCTGGCAACGCATTTATTCGTGTCGGTAACGCAGCTGGAACTTACGTAACTCAAGTTGCTTGCAGCTCAAGCGCGCCTATGACTTGGGCAATCAACGACTCAATCGCAGCCACCATCGTCTACCAAGGAGTCTAAGAATGATTACTTTGTTTACTTGCACTAAAGCAGAGTGCCCTAACGTCGACATCGAGTATCGCATGATCGACGCAACCCCGACCGCTATGTGTGGCGGTTGCAAGCAGACCCTAATCGGAACCATCGAACAGGAAGCAGAAACCAATGAGTAACGTAGACAACGCACCATGGCCTTCACCAGCCGAACCAGAGCCAGCCAAAGCACCAAAGGCTGAGCCAGCACCAGAAGCAGAGTAATGTCTGCCGAACTGCCACGCCCGACCACTCCGATACTCCTGGCACACATCGACAACCGCCTATCGGTTATTGAAGCGCGCCTAGAGATTGTGGCCGATCATGAGAGTCGCATCCGCGAGCTTGAGAAGGCACGTTGGCAGTCGGCTTGGATAACTAGCATTTCAACCGCGGTCGCAGTGGCCGTTATCGTTTCAATAATCTCGAGGACAATCTAGTGATCAACCCAGCAAACTTCAACATTGTTGCACCACAGGGCGCGACGTTTGACACCACCTTTACGTTCAAAATCGACAACGTGCCAGTGAACCTCACCGGCTACACTGCCGAAATGAAACTGAGGGAAACACCCGATAGCGATTCAGTTATTGACCTAGCCAATGGCAGTGGAATTACCCTGGGTGGTGCAGCTGGAACTATCGCAGTTGTAATGACCGCGACACAGACCGCAGCCATTCCAGCAGGCGCATACTTTTACGATCTAAAACTCACTCAAGGCTCCACAGTCACCCGACTACTTCAAGGCCGCTTCCAACTATCACCGGAGATCACTTATGCCTAACGCAACAATCACAGTCACAGAAACTAACGCAATCATTTCACTAGGCACTACTGGCCTGCAGGGAGCCACTGGCCCTACTGGTTCAACTGGAGCAACTGGTGCTCAAGGCCCACAAGGTCCTCAGGGGCTAAAGGGTGACAAGGGTGACCAAGGCATCCAAGGCATTCAGGGTATCCAAGGCATTCAGGGAGAGCCGGGTACTCCTGGCACACCTGGCACTAACGGGACTAACGGGACTAATGGAACCAACGGAACCAACGGTCAAGGCGTCCCAGTTGGCGGAACTGCTGGTCAGTTGCTCTCTAAAATCAACGGCACTGACTACAACACGCAGTGGACTGCTCAATCAGCGTTGACTATTGCTCAGTCTCAAGTGACCGGGCTAACTACTGCATTAGCTGGCAAAGCACCAACCACGACCGCTTCAATCGGTGGCACCTATGGCAGCATTCCATTAACTGTCACCTCAGCGAGCGACGACGATGCACCAGCAAACATCCTCGAGGTAATAACGAGCTACGCCGACAAGGGACTCGTCGTTGACGTCAATGGAAACGTCAAAACCAAAACCCTAACCACTGGTGGAAGTATCGCAAATACAAGCACCACCGCAGGTATTGGCACGCTAAACGCCTCGAACGCTTTTGTAATAAGCGAATCTACTGGCATCGCCAACATCGCCTTTATGGGTAATGTCGGCTTCGGTGGAGGCAAACGAGTTATAACGCTCAGAAACGCAGACACAGTGCCAACTACCAACCCGTCAGACGGCGGCATTCTTTATGTTCAAAATGGCGCGCTAAAGTATCGCGGATCATCGGGCACCGTCACAACCATCGCCAACGCATAATGGCTCAATACATCGAACCATTCCCAGCGTCTACTCGAGGTGACGAGTTCAACAACCTTGCACCGTATCGCCAAGGCAGACCACACCGCGGTCAAGATTGGGCACCAAAGGCTGGGTCAGTCATTCCAGCGATCACTAACGGCGCAATCAAAACCAACGACTGGTCAGACGGTCTCGGCTGGTTCATCATTCAATCAACTGCCGACGGCCTACACGTTCTATACGCTCACCTGCTCGAGAAGCCTAACTTGGCTATCGGTCACTACATTCACGCAGGCGACCCGATTGGCAAAGTTGGAAACACCGGCCGTCTCACCACTGGCGCGCAT